TTGCCGCCCTCTGTGATAACATCAGCAATGCCACTTGCAAGCTGATTCTTAATCGACTCGCCTGCCTGCAGTTCAAAGTCAAGCATGTTCTGTTGGCTCTCCATACGCCAATCAAGTAACTGTTGCCGTAGCTCCTGTTCCTGCTGCAGTGCAACCATTTTTGCCTCCTGCTCGGAATTTAGATACTCCAGGAACTTTTCCCGTTCCTGCTCATTGAATGCAGCATTCATATCGGCCTTCGCTGCCTGCAGTGCTGTCTCAAGGCTGATGCTCTTTTCGTATGCCTGCTGGTCAATAGCATCTTTCAATGCCTGCTCTTGCGCAAGGCTTGCCGCATACAACGCATTTCGCTCATCGTACAATGCTTTTGCTTTGGCTATGCTTTCCGCATTGCCTGTACGCTCTGCGCTTGCTCTCAACGCCTCTGCTTCCTGCACCGCCTGCAGCTGCTTGCTCAACATTTCGTCAACAGCCTTCATCCTTGCCTGCTTCTCTTGGTCAATCTTCGCAAAGACTTGGTCGCTGCCCTTTAGGCCTGCAGTCGCTATGTCTAAGCTCATCTTGTCGAAGTCCTCTTGCAAGTCCTTTGTCGCCTTGCCTGCTCTGGTCAAGGCTTCCGAAACTCTGTTGACTTCGCTTTCGAGCTGGCCAAAACCTCTACTGCCGCCGCTGCCTCCACTACCTACAGAACCTACCTTCGGGACTGCTAACCCCGATAAATTTACAGTGCCTTTCGGCTTCTTCGGTGCTGGGGCTTCCTCTGCTGGGGCGATCGTCTTGCCTTGCACCTGTTTCGGCGCAGTCTTAAATACTTTGCTGAGAAAATCACAAGCCTTCTGTGCAAAATCCCTAAAATACTTCAAAGCATTATTCAGCCAGGCTCTTAAATCGTTCACCCACTCAGGGCAGTATCCTGCGAACTTATTAAACATATCGCCAACCATCTCAACAGCTCCGTCTGCCATTGCATGAATCAGCATCACAATACCTTCGGCCATCTTTATAACAGCCTGCAGGACTATGTTCACCGCTATTGTTACGGCCTGTACAAGATCGTCCCAATACACAACAACAACACCAATGGCAGCTCCCACCAATCCCAACGCACCAATAACAGGGAGGCTCACGCCGATAAACGTTGCCATTGCTGCAGCCGCCGCAATCAATCCACCGACAAGCACAGTACCTAACACTGTACCAACCGCCGCAATGCTTGCTACAAGGGCAGGTGGAACGCTGTCCTTGATAACATCTGTAAAGCTCTTTCCTGCATCCCTGCCAGCCTGCAGGGCCTGTGTGAAATTGCCCAGCTCTGTGCCTGCACTCTTTAAAACCGCCTTAATATCAAACCCATCTACAAGATAATCGCCAATCACAGCCGCAGTAATGCCTACTGTTTCTTCGATGTTGGCGCAAAGGCCTGTAATCTCTTCAGCAGTTTTGGCCATCATACCACCATAGGTATCATTCATGCCGTCGGTCAAAACCTTTACGGCCGTCAAGCTGTCAATCATGCCACGCTCTGTCATCTCTTTAATTTCTAAGATGCTCTTGCCGGATGCTTCGGCCAACATTCCCCAAGCATCAATTCCGGCATTAGTGAGCTGCATAATGTCTTGCGTCTTAAGTGTGCCACTAGTCCTAATCTGTCCCATTGCATAGGCTATCTGCTGAACACCTGCAGTTCCCTTGCCTAAACCGGATGCAGCATCACCCAACGTGCGCAGGGTAGGGATAATCTCTTTTGCCGTGAAGCCAAACGCCATCAGTTGCTGGCCTGCCTGTACAACACCAGGAACGTCAAACGGAGTATCAGCCGCAAACTTCTGCAGGTCTTTCATCATCTGCGTGCCCTTGCTGGCACTCTTAAGCATTGTCTGAAATGCTATCTCGTATTGACGCATCTGTGCTGATGCCTTGATGCAGGATACACCCATGCTGACAATACCCGTGGCAATATCAGCAATAAAATTGCCCACCTGCACAGCTCCAATGGCATTTATGGACTTGTTCACGCTGTCAAGCGCCTTGCTGGCCTTGCCGCATGCAGTGTTGACCTTTGTTGCGCTGTCCTTTACCTTGTTGGCCATATCGTCAAACTTCTTGCCTGCGTTGCTGGCCTTGTTGCCTGTGTTGTCAATCTTCGCCCCTGCATCGCTCGTAGCTTTTGCTGCGCCCTGCATGGTCTGCTCGAATCTCGAACTGTCTGCTGTAATCTCAACTTTAACTTGCTTAGCCATCGCTCTCACCCCCTCCGTATAACTCGTCAAGAAATGCACGATCATCATCGGTTATTCGCCCGTCAAATCGCCCATCGCTGAATATATCTTTTAACTTCAAAGTCTTTTTCGAGGACTTGCCAGCATAATTTGCAATATATACTGTCACCAATGCGGCCAGCATATTTTCCTGCTGTTGCCGTCTCCACCTGTACCCATTCCAAATGTTTATAACATCGGTCGGCGTCATGTATGCACATTCTTCGGGAGTCTTTTTCAGAATGGCGTAGAAAATCCACTCTACTTTAGAAAGCCACTCTGAAAAAGAAATTACTTCCCCTCGGCTTCCTCTTCCTTATCCTCCAGGGCAGTCAAAATCTCATCGAACGGTCCTCTGTCACTCACTACCAGACCGCAAATGCCCAACGCCGCCAACATTCTCAGTCGCAAATCAATCATGCCGTTTTCTACCTCGGCGCAATAATCTGCAATCCAGCTATCAAGTTTGTTGCGGCTGATGCCTCTTTCATACACCTTCAGCGAGCAATACAGGCAGGCAATAATCTCGGTGACGCTCCATTGCTCTTTCTGCATCAAAGAAAAAACATTATGGCTCGGCAACATTGCCTCCAGCTCTTCCAATGCTCCAATCGTGAATTTTGCTTCTCGTTCTTCGCCGCCGATTTTAATATTTACGCTCTTTTTAATCATCTGTTGTTCCTCCTAAAAAAATAAAAGGGCAGTATAAAATATACCGCCCCCACTCTTAGCTTCTCGGGTCTGGCATTGCATCCTGCGTTTTGGGAGCACCCTTGCCCTTTAAAGTGACACTTAGAATCGCTGCATCGTCATGAGCTGCAGTTTCTTCCATGCTAGTAATGCTATACCAATTAATGACGCTTCGGCCGCTCTTGCTCCATCTTAGCAGATGTACAGGCTCGTCAGCTTCAAACGCTGCCCATAACTCTTTCACCGCTTGCTCTGCAGGCTTTACAATCAACTCTACAGTAAGTTCGGTGCTCTTCACGCCTGCTTCCGCATCGCCATAGCCATCGCTGGTCTTGTCGGTCAGGTCAATTTCTTCAGCGCTTGCGCTATAATCTGCGCTGCGCTGGCCACCTAGCAAAGTCCATTCCGGGCTTTGCTCGCTTGCAGCCTCTCCATAATTGAGGAACACAAGCACATTCTTGCCTAACAGCTTTTCGCTGGTACTTTTCATCTTAGGTCGTACAGCCACCATGTTATACCTCCATATCATATTCGACTTGATATTCCAACAGCATCGCTACCGCCTTTGTATTGTTGGCCACTGCCCCAAACACAATGCGCTTGACTAAGCCGTTGTCAATCATGCCGCCTAAATCGTTATTATGCAACACCTCAAACAGGGTGTCGCTCAAATCATCAATATCAGTTGTGCCGTTAATATCCAACACATAAATGCTATAAACTGCCGTTGCTGTGCATACATCATACGCATCCTGCTCAAAGGTAACCTCATCGCAAGAAATTGTACCCTCAACACCTTTGCCAGCGGAAGCACCTACGATATTAACGTTCCATTTTACGCCCGGCACTGCTTCCTTGATAATGTCAGCAAGTGCATTTGTAACTTCTCTCGCTCTGCTCATCGGTTAACCTCTCATAAGGTTAATGGTAGCACGGCTAGTACCACCTGCACCCGTAAAATCATTTGCGTTAATCAAGGCGGCTAGCATCTTTACTTCCTTGCCATACAGTTCGGCCTTCTGCGCAAATACATCATCATGCCTGCTTCCGTCAAATGTCACGCTCGCATCTGTGCCAACACTGGCCACAGCACGCATATAACAGGCGTAGGCAACGCCCAAACGCTTCACATTATGACTTATAGGCTGTTGCATCTGTGTCACGCCGTAGCGCGCCGCTATGCTCTCCAGATATGCGTTCGCTTCGTCAACATCATCTTGCGTAACAAGCAAAACCCTGTCGGCAATGTTATCAAGTGTAATAATCTCCACTACAAGCCCTCCGCTAAATTATCAAGTGCTATCTGAAAGCGCTTTTCTATCTTTGGCAGTTCCTTTTCTGCGGCCGAATACAAAAACGGGTCGGCCTTTATGCCAGGGTGTCGCACCTTTTTTGCAAAGATGAACTCGTTACCATTCACCCATCTTAAAGCCTTCTTACTTCGTGGCACTATGTTATGCGCCTTCGTGCCTTCATGCAGGAATACACCGTAGGGGACTGCTGGGGACAGAAATATTTCTGCCCGTGCATCTTCCACCGCAGTTTCTACACCCGAGCGTTCCATATTGCCCGACCTTGTTTTGTATCTATGATGAGTGGCCGCATGCTCTTTAATGTCACGTGCGGCCATCTTCATTTGAACCCGAACCATCTGCCGAACCTTTTCCGGCGCTGCTTCAAATGCCTTGACTAATTTTTCAAGGTCACAATCAAACTTCAGCTTCATCTTGCGCAGGCTCTTCCTTTACAGGCTCTTCGGGCACCTTGTCAGCGCGCTTTTTCGGTGCCTTGCACTCCTCTAACGTTTCTTTACCATTAGTTAACCACATATAACGTCACCTCTTATTCGTGAGTATGCTTATAAATTGCTTTTGCTTTGTTGGTCAAAATAAATGCATCGTAGTAAATGCGGCCTTCCACCAATGCACCATTGATGCCAGGCGGATTATCGTGAATCTTGTACTCGGTCAACTTCACAGGCGCACAACACGCTGCAGGATGGGTAATAATAAAATCAGTCTTTGTCGGCATATAAGTGCTAGGAACTACGATAATGGCCACGCCATCAATCATGCCGACCTGGCCTTTAACCAACATATCCTGCGCAATGTCGGATGCCTTTACAAAGGTTGCGTCCAACTTAATGGACTTGTAAAACGCAGGGGTAACATAAGCGACACGGTTTGCTAAGGGCACCTTTGCGTCAGTCAGCGCAACTTGACCATCTAAAAACGCAGAATATGCATTTTTATCGGTGATTACTGCAGGGGTGGCGGATGTACCTGCACCAGCTGCAATCTTGCTCAGACGATAAATATCAAGCTCGGGAATAACCTGTTCGTCAATCTGACGGGCCAAAGCCTTGCCTGCTTCTTTCAACAGCATCTGATCGTTTAAATTGCCCTTGTCAATGGTGAAAGTAAATGCTCTATCACGGGACAGGGTCAGCTCCTGCAAAGTATCGTCCAACTCTGCCGGAGTGCCATAACGGTTCGCACCAGAACGGGTATAATCGACCATCTCAACAGTGTCAATGGAATAAACCTTTACAGTTTTTACTCCCACAAATTCATATTCGTTGTTTACCGCAGGGGTAGTCACAGCGCCCAGGGTAAATCTTTCGTCAACTTTGGTAGAATACTTTTCTGCATAATTTACAGTCATAACTTAATACCTCTCTTTGTTTAAGCTCCAAAACCTTCAAGGAAAGCATCAGTGCCACCACCAGCACCACCGCCAGCACCACCGCCGCCGTTGTTGTTAACCTTGACTGCCCAGGCATTGTCTTTCAGCCAGCTATTTACGCCATCCTCAACGGATACATCTTTGCCGTCTGCGCCTGTATATGCAAGGCTATCATCATCGTTAACCTTGATATTGTCCAGCAACAGCTTTGCCATGTCCTTCGGCGCTGCAGCATTGCCCTTTGTCAAAGCCTCTACTGCCTTCGCCATCTTTTGGCTTGCAATGTACTTTGCTTTCTGCTCGTCTGCCTGCTTGGTCATATCTGCGAGCTGGGTAGTAACAGTCTCAACCTGCTTTGTAAGTGTGGTAATCTGCTTTGCAACCTCATCAGGCTTTTTGCCGCCTTGGGCAAATTGGTCAAGTGTGGCCTTCATGCCTTTTGCTTTCTCAACAACATCTTCGCCATCAGTCAAGCCGACTGCATCCAAAATGCTTTTCAGCTTAGTTGTGCTTTGCTCTCCTGCAATGCGATGCTTTTTAGCTTCGTTGTTCAGTGTGTTGATTTCCGCTTTAATGGCAGTGATAAGTTCTGCACCATTCTCAACCTTTTCAAGCGCGGTGTAAACGTCTTTTAATTCCATGTTTTATACCTCCGTATATACGGGCCTCCGCCCACCTTTTGCCTCTCCAGGCATATAAAAAAGCAGACTCCAAACGTAATGTTCAAAATCTGCTTAATCAATCATGTAATTTTTACAAGGTCACTTTTCTTTTCCCTTTCTTCTTTCAAAGTAAGGTTTGCATGCCTTGGTAAATCGTTTTGCTTCTTCTCGCAACTCCCTATTTTCGTCCGGCGAGCCTCCATCTAAACCTGTAGGAAAAGTGTCTCGGTATGGGTCGTATTTCTCAAAAATCTCCATTCTTCTGCGAAGATGCTCTGCAACCAATTGTCTAGCCTCTGCATCCGGCAGCTTAGCTACATATGCAGCATCATCAGCCTTTTGCCTAGCCCTATCCTCTTTTGTAACCATTAGCCATTCTCCTATAATCGTACTTATATTTTTTTGCAAGAATTTCATTTATTAAGTGGTATCCATCTATATCCATATCGATTTCTAAGCCCTCAATAAAATTTTTGTCTAAAACCTTTGAATACGCATCTTTACTAAATTCGTACAAAATTTCATCATAGGATTCGCTCAAAGTGCCAGGCTTGCGCTTTATTTCATACGCAAAGTCTTCGTCAACTCCCCTTAAAACGGAAAACTTATGCTTGAAAAATTCTCCTAGGTCAAATTGACTGAACGAATATCTTGTTTGGTCTATTGGATGGTTATGCGTCATGTATGCACCTTGCAACACATCATCACTCAGTACGTTAATGTTGACGTTTGCCTCTCTGCCTTTTACATAAAAAGTGCGACCATCTTTAGCAATTATTATAGCATTCTCGTGTTCACTAGGCAAGAATATGTTCTCATAAAACTTCAGCGTATCCATAATGCGCTCTTTGGGACAAACACCCAAATATTTATATTCCCCTACCCTAACATCAGGGAACACATCTTTAGTGTTTATATTTCCCAACCTGCTTTCGGGCGCTCTGAAATCAACATAACTACGCATATAACTGCGCCAATCCTCTCCACGCTCCCAAGCAGCAGCTCCCTTGATGCCTAACACCTCTTTACGGCGAGCCTCTGATAAATTCTTCAGCCATTCGTTCCCCCCTGCCTGCACCCGCTCGTCCTGTTCCTTCATGTTAATCTCTCCCATGAAGATTTCTACATAGCGGCACAGGCAATGCGGATGCACTGGTATCTTAGGGACGCTGTTCTTAGGGTAAACTCCCTTCCCAAGCCCGTACAGATCCGCCCCTGCATACAGGTCGCAAATGTCAAACTTCGGGTGCCTTGTGCCCAGCTTAAACCTTATTGCAACAACATCTTCGTCATCCATTGCTTTACGCAAAAACCCGTCTGCATATGCTCTTGCCATCTCCGTTCTTACAATGCGCTCCGCAACATAGCGTGATTTTTCATTGACTGCTACCTGTATCGCCTTTTCTAGCTGTTCTTCCGTGCCTTCCTGCACTGCCTTCACAAGTTGGACGTATGACGCACGGAGAGCCTTGTTAGGCGCTCCATTCCTGCCGAGCCTTACAATGTTACCTAAAGCCTTTTTCTGCGTCTGTATGGCCTTCCTATCACCTAGCGTGGCCTTTCGCACTTGCTTGATGTACTGCGGCAGGTCCTGCGCTTTCACAACATCCCCACCCTGCTCATATCCATCATACAAAGCACGAGCCGCATCTGTCCACGCTGCATTACGTCGCATCTGCTGTCTGACTGTATCAGCAATCATATTATGCATCTTCTGCTCCGCTCCATGCAGTTTCTCGGATAACTTCATGCCGCTGCTGTCCCATGATTCAGCAAGGTTGCGTGCCCATTCCTTCTTCACTTCGCTAGCAACAACACCAGGCACAATACCATAGCCATACGCTGCCGCTTCTACCAATGCCGCACGCACATTATCCAACCTAAACACTTCGGGGAACTCTCTGCGCACAACATCAATGGCAGCATCAATCTTCCCGTCATGCAAAAGCAAATCATACAGGCGGTAAATAACTTTGTTGGCCTGCTTGCCCCACTCCGCATTAAGCCTGTTTATTAAGTCTATCAGCTCTTGATTATTCTTCGCCATTGCCTTCACCGCTGTTAATATAATCTAACTTCTGCTGTTCCTGCAGGTTGCGGTACTCTTCCACCAGCACGTCAAATTCATCTGCCTTCAGTTCCGGCAAATAACTTGTCAGTACACGTTTAAACACTTCAAGATTAAAGCCATCACCAAAATTCAGCCCTTTGGCAACCTCTGCGTTAGCAAGTTCCTGCTCAACCTCGGAAATCTTGAAGTCGCTCGGATAGTTCACCTTGTAATCAAGTGCAACCCCCGTCCAGATGCTAAACATTCTTGCAACCTTCATTTCGGCATTTTCTACAGTGTCGGCGAAATCTGACAAAATCTGATTGGTTGCCTCATAATCCCATGCTTTCGCCTGCCCGCTCTGTAACTTGCTCGAACCTGTCACATTGACTACAACGGCCATGCGGTAAATTTCCTGCTGCAGGTTCGCAATCTGCGTGGCCAACACTGTCGCAGGGTCTGCTGGGGGCGCAATAAATGCAGGGGCGTGACTGCTGTCTACAGGGTAACTCAATGCATTGTTAGTGCCTAGTGTAATTTCTTCTTCTGCACCGCTGCTCGGGTACGTCAGCACGCTAAATGTCTGATTCATCATAATTTCATTCAGCCAGCTGCACATATTGAAAATTGCTAAGTTGGCACGGGCCGCACTTGCAAATTCGCTCGGCGGGAAAGCATCATGTGTCTTGTGTTCCCTGCTGAACAACGGAATCACGGGCACACAGCCGATATGCCAACTTCCCTTACGTTCCCCCTTACTACTTCTCAAAGTCCACCCCTCAGCCGTCATAATGCGTGTAGCAGGGGTATACTCATTATCTGCATCAGGCTCAGCATACACAAATTTAGTAATACGCCCGAACTTATCCAACACAACCTCTTTGACTGCTATTGCGTCAACAACAAATGCATACGGCAGGTTGTTTCTGTCCCTCTCATAATCTGCCAATGAATTTACTGCAAGTCCTTCGGCCATGTCCATTACAATATACGCCACGCCGTTCAGCTTGGAACTATGTGCAGCCTTCTTCATCAGCTTGTCGATTCCATCACCCAGGAAATTTACGTCATTTGCAAACAACTCCCACGCCTTAACTCCAGGGCCTGCATAATCACGCACAGCCAATGTCTTAAACACAGGGGCAACGTGTGCATCTACACAAGGCTTGATGTAGTTCAGATAATAGCTCAGCTTCTGCCTTAAACTGTACTTGTCTGCAGCTTCTCGCTTATGCCTTACGAGATATTCGCCCGTCTGAAAACCTCCACGCCCTGCGTATGCATCCTCCAGCAACTTATATAATTCAATCTTATCGTTCCGCATGCTCTCGCCCTCCTAAAAATCTACTCTTGTCGGCGTTGTCTTGATCCTCTCCGTGATGCTCTCACATATTCCCGTCAATGCGTCCTCAGCATCATCATGGATGTTCTTGCCTTCTTTTTGGTACGTGGTCAAGCTCTTGTAAAGCTCGGGCCACCTGTTATGCCACCCCTTCGGGAAGTAAATATGTTCCATGCACCATGTTGCGTTGCTCAATATCCTTGCCTGCTTGTTTCGGTGCTGGGTGAACCAACGTACCTTTGTTCCGCTGCCTCCCTTCGCCTTCAGCAATCGCTCCACATTCCTCGCAAAGCCACGGCCGCCGTTGTTGCTCTCAATGTCGGCAACCTTCACACGATTCTTATACAACATATCTGCCACCGCAGGCTCGGTATACTCCATTGCCTTTTGAGTGTAAACCACATCTAGGATATAAGCATCATCGCTGAAAGTAACACCATAACAATAACTAGCCAGGTAATCGCTACCTGTATCGGCAGTATCTGTATAGCTGGCAATTCTTTTGAATAATGGCAGCTCTCCGTCATATGTCTTGAAGCCGCTATATAATCTGCCCTTGATGTCGATAGGCTCTTGCTGGTAGTTCGCACTCCATATGTCGAATCCCATTGCTTTTTTCTTCTCGCTGCAACTCTCCCATGACAGTATTTCATCACATAACATTCTTCCATCGTCCTGCACCGCCTTCATGTTGATATGCACAGCATTGCCGCCATAGTGCTCCAGCACACGTCCTGCTAAATCATCTGTTGCCCACCTTGTCATAACTATGATAATCTTGCCGCCTTCCTCCAAACGGGAAAGCATAGTGTTCGTGTACCACTGCCAGTGTTTTTCCTTTGCTGATGCATTATATGCTTCCTCTGCACTCTTGATAACATCGTCAATGATAAGCAAATTACAGCCGAAGCCTGTTGCTATGCCGTTAGGGGAAGTGGCAAGGTAGTTATTGTATCCACCTTCCAACCCCCAAAGGTTCGCTGCTCCATCACCCGATTTTATTCGTACATCGGGAAATACATCGTTGAACACAGGTATAAATGCATCTGCCTTTTCTTCGTTGATGCTGTCACGCACACCCTTTGCGAATGTCTTGGACAGCACTTCGTTATAGCTGCCCGTCATTACCTTTAAGCTGTTGTCCCTGCCTAGCAGCCATTGTACAAACATCTGCAGTGTTCTGCTCTTTCCATGTCGGGGCGGCAGGTCCATAACAAGCACTTTTTTGTCGCCTGCATAAAACTCTTGCAGTACGTCGCACATCTCCTGCAGGTACTCCCTGCGCTCCTTGTAAAATCTCGGTGCCATCAAGTGGCAGAAATCAAAAAACCGCCTGCGGGCAAGCTCAACACTTGCACCAAAGGCGATTCGCTTCCGGACTTCATCACGCATCTTCAGCACCTTCCATCTTTGCCAATGCTCGCAGCTGTCTGTCGCTCAGTCCTTCGTATGGATTTTTAACCTCGGCGGCCATGCGGATTTCCTGCTGGTCGCTCTGCCCAAGGTAATTTTTACCGAGGAAGATAGCCATTGCTGGGGACTTCTCCGCTAGCTGCCATTGCTTCCTGCGCAGGGAAATTTTGCCGCCTGCTCTTTTTTGTGTGAATATTTCGGAGAAAGATTTCCCGTAGGTATCCTTACACCACCTCGTCAATGTCTTGTCCGTCACCCCGAAAAAATCACAAATCTCGGCTTCCGTTGCCTGCATAAAGCACAGCTTCTCAAATTGTTCTATCGGGATACTTTTCTTCGGCCTTCCTGTTCCCATACTTACCACCTCTTTCCTCAGCATCATATAAACATCCAATCGTTCGGCACATCTGCCATCTGCAGCATCATCTCGTTAGGTGCTGTCAATCTGCAGGGAACGTCACACTTTGCAATATTGGTAAAATATTCCTGCTTCTTCTCCAAAATGTCCTCATCCATCACATGGCCTACAATCTCATACGGCTTGTGGCAGCAGTACATGACTTCTCCACGCTCATTTATGGCTATCTGCGTGCTGTTGGCCACGCATGCAGGGAAACGCCTTCTTACCGCGCCAAATTTGTAATTCAGCACCAATCTTTCGTCCTTGATGTTGGCCAGATAGCTCATAATCAGCTTTCGCTCTTTCTCATTGTCCGGCTGATCGTAGTATTCGCCTGCCGTGCTTTCCACCGGGCGAATGACAATCTTGTCAACGTCCTCACTTTTCCAGAACGTCCAAAACTCCGCTGATTCCATCCAGCTCTTGCCTACACACTGAACAACAAGCTGAGTCTTTGCCCCTGCCTGCTTCAGCTCCCGTCTGTACCTGCGCACATTCTCAACCACGGCTTCGAAGCTGTCTACACCTCTGACCGCCTTATAGCTCTCACTGTCCCATGCATCTACGGAAATCTTTGCGAATACAGGCTCCATGTAGCAATAGCGGTTGAAGTTGGTATTTATGCCATAATTTACGCCGTTGCTCTCCAATGTCTTTACAATCTGCGTAAAATCGGGATTCACTGTAGGCTCACCGCCACCTGTCAAAATCATGCCTTTTACGCCCAGGTCAAGCAGTCTGTACATATACTTTTCAAAGTCCGCTGCTGGCATATAGCGTGGCTCGGTCTGCAATTCCTTCCAACGGCCATACGCACAGTATCCACATCGGTTATTGCAGTAATTTGTCAAGAAAATATCTGCGGTAATAGGCAGCCCTCTCCGCACATTCTCCATGTTGTAAATCAGTTTATTATCACTTATCATGCTTTCTTCCACCTTTCGTTAATGATACATGGCGCACAATTATTCCAGCTAACAGCATGATGTATCCTAGCGTGCTTTGAACTCATTGCACGGACCTTCACTGCAAAGGGAGCAAATATAACGCTGCTGAACGGCTTCGTATAGCCTCCGCTCTCTTTGTATACCTCAGTCATGCCTCCAGCGAGCTTCTGTGTCGGCTCTGGTGTAATCCCACACTTCGTAAATGTGAAAAACAGCTTACCCCTGTTGCTCAATGTTACGTATGTGCTTACATCCTCATTCTGCTTTCCGCAGAACCAAAACCGCCGCTCTACATCACAGATAAAGCTGTTCATTGCTTTTCTTGCAAGGCCTTTTTTGAAAAATCCGCCATTGATTCCGCCAATAAAATCGCCGCCCTGTGCCATAGCAATAGTTGTTGTCTTTGTGCTTTCCATGAATCCGATCATGGATTCTATAACCGCATCAAGGTTCGGAAGTAGCCGTTCCCTCAATCGTCCATCATGCTTATCTTTTTTATACATGAAGCGCTTAATATCATCGTCAAGCTCCATGAAATAGCGGTAGCCTAAACTCTTTGCCACATCAAAACAAGCATTTCTTGCATATACAATCGCTCGCAGATCTCCGTCATTAGTGCCTGTATCAATAATGGCAGCCATTGCCTTTTTATCAAACACCTGCACCCGGTCCACTCCATACTCCCTGCGGTAATCGTCAAGCTGTCTGTCCAGGTCATCACACAATATATACCAATCGCCCGTATATCCCGAACCTTCTAATGCCTTTATTGTTGTTACGCTGCCTGCCCTGCCATTGCTGCAGATAAATATACAGAAATCATTCCTCATTTTCGGTAAGTTCCTGTAATGTCTTTGACAGCTCTACATAGCCTTTTGCTATTGCGTCCTCGTAATCAATAATCACCAGCGCAGAATCCTCCATCAGCTCCTGCACATCCTTCGGCGCTTGGGCGTAGTATTCGGCAATGTACTTGTAATTAAAAACATAGTGCCTTGTCGCTGCCATTTTCAAAAATTCCTTAATATCCTCGGGAACGTCTGAACCTTCTATGCGTTCCACAAGCTCATCATGCTTGCAGTGATCGCAGAGCATTTGCAGTGTTACGTCATCCCCCCTGCACCTCATATTGCGGTATTTTTGTTTCACTGTTGTACATTGGGGGGGCACTTTCTTCCATGTCCAAATCGGGGAAGCCAAAATCAGCCATATCAATATCCACAATCTCGGCCAGCTCCTGCTCCAGCAGTTCCATGTCCCACTCCGACAACTCAGCCAGCTTATTGTCCGCCAATCTGAACGCCTTCACCTGCTCATCGGTCAACCCCGCTGCACGGATGCAGGGAACTTCCTCCAGCTTCAGTTTCTTGGCAGCCTTCAAGCGTGTGTGTCCGGCAATAATCACATTATCTTTGTCTATAACTATTGGATTGATGAAGCCGAACTCTTTTATGCTGTTGAGCAACTTGCCTACTGCCTTATCATTGATTCGCGGATTATGTTCATACGGGACTAAATCCGCTATCTTAATACTCTCAATCTGCACAGTATATACCTCCCTTTGTGCAAATAAAAAAGCAACTTGCAAAATCTGCAAATTGCTTTGATTTTTGGCGGGATACTGCGTCGACAGGGAAAATGTTTGAAAACCTGTATACGCCATAGCATCCCATATTATTATAGCCTACGGCCATTATTAAACGTTGGAGGTGTCGGTAGGATTCGGACCTACGTAGGAAATTGGAGCAGCGGTCCAACCTCCGACAGTTGTCAAACTGCCCTCTTTAGCCACTCGAGCACGAACACCAGGTAAACGGCCACACTTTAAATGTGGCCGTTCTTTTGAAAGGAGACTCAATGCATCAACAACGAACTTGTATCAACCTTCTAAGCTCAATTATAACTATACTACGGCAGAAAACCTTTGTCTAGTACGGACTTTTGCTGTGAAAAATCCATGAACTATAAAACACCCAAGCCGCAGGCAACACCTTCAGCAAAAGCCAATATATCAGACTTCATCACGAAGAAAATTGTTCTGCGTACTCCTACATTTTCCATAACTTCGTCATTGCTCATTCCCTGCTTATAAAGCTGTTCCAGGATTTCCCCTTGCACTCCGCCGTTATAATATTCCTGCACAATCTCAACCATCTTCAGCCAACGCTCGGGACGTCTCAGATTAAAAACACGGCCTGCACCATAACACACAACAACATTCGGGAGTTCGCTTGCGTTGCGGATGGCTCTATTAGCCACAGGGTCGCCCGTAGAGCAACCTTTTCCGCATCCCCCTCCACTTGTACCCCCTGCATCGTTCCGACGTTCCCAGACGGCTTGGCGGACCTGTGATTCGTTTCTGAAAACCCATTCTACCAGGTTATTGCTTTTCACTCTTTCCTCTCCCTTCATACCTCACGGAAAATCATATCGGGATGCCTGTACAAAAGCAGTTTCCGTTTCAGCTTATATACATCTGTGCGCATCCCCTTTACGTCTATAACCTCTACACGGCCATCAGCATATTCAACCACAAAATCAGCAGTATATGTCACTGCCCGTTCTGCTTTTCCATGATGCCTGAAGCCTTCCTGCAGTACGAATTTATGCTGGCGCTCAAAATCCTTGATCACTCCACCCATACGCAGCATCTTCAGCTCGCAATAAAAATCCGCTTCCTTCTTGCTGTCAAAGGTGATTCCGTCGACCACTGTTTTTCTTGCTCTGTATTTACTGTAAACCATTTCTCGCCCCCTAGTGAATCTTCCCCCTGCACTTGTCTGCTATATAAGCATCATGCGACTTAATCTTTGTATAACTCGCAGCATGCAACATACTATACAGCCGCTCAGCCTCTGCGGCCATGTCCTTGCGCTGCTTGTATTCAGCATAACGGCTACACCGGGCGTGGCACGAAACCCTGCGCTCGGTGCAGCCTTTGCATGGAGATTGAATCAAAACGGAATTTCCTCGTCAAATACTTGACTGCCCATTGTAGTCCAATCTTCGGCCCTTTTCGGCTGTTGTTGCGGCTGTGTTGGCGGTGCTGGCTGTGCATCTGCTTTACGCTCAATGAACTCGAAACGGTCTGCAATAACCTCAGTCACCCAACGTTTAGAACCATCGTTAGCATCATAACTACGAATCTGCACACGTCCCTCGACAAGTGCTCTCTGTCCCTTGCCTAAGCTGTTGCCTGCAAGCTCTGCACTCTTGCCCCAAATTACAACGGGGATGAAGTCCGCCTCTTTCTTGCCATCTGCGGCAGCGTATGGTCTGTCCACTGCCAACGTGAACTGCGTAACCACCTTGCCGCTCTGCGTGTAGCGGACTTCAGGGTCTTTTGTCAGTCTGCCCAACAGGATAATCTTATTCATTCTTTTCCGCCTCCCACTGCTTAACCATGTAAAGCTCAATAAGACTGTACAAAGCAATATCTTTCAAGCTCTCGTCAACCTTCATGCCATTAATATCATGTGCATACACATGAGCAATATGCTTGCGTGCGTATGCTTTGGCTTCCTCATACATCGCAGGGTAACTATCAGACCCACCACTAAGCAATGCGCCACGGCGAAAGTTCGCCAAAGCATCACCTTCAGAATACTGTTTATGCTTTGCTTTGAGCTGTTCTTTCAGCTCGTCCAACTGCTGGCAAATAAACCCTATAAACTCCATAACTACACATCTCCAATCCTTACCCATTCCTTGCCGTCAAACTGATAACCACCCTCGGGAATAATCAATTTTTCGTACCAGCTCGGCTTAATCTTCTGCGCCTTAAACCATAACTGCAACACATCGTTGAGGTCGCATTCAAGTAATGCTTTGGCAACTCTAGGACTTTCAATCATTTTGTCAATAAATTCATCTGTTCCATTTTCCTCCAGGGATTCAGCCTGTAAAGCAAAATTATCTATCAGAGCACCGACGTTAATTGATGGCAGCCATGTTGTTTTACGGCAACGGAGCACATCCACAATATCGCCCTTTTCAATGTCGCATTTGTCCAGCACATCTTGCAACGCCTCTTCGGGTGTCTCACGGACTGCAGCTTCATACTCTCCCCAGCGGCGCTCAGCAATGTAAAATACTTGCTGTTTATTTGCGTCCTCGACCTCACTCCAGCGAGCCACTCTTGTAAGCTCCACAAATGCACGCTGCAGGTAATAGTTTTCACCACTGCAAAGCCAATCATTAAGCAATGCAACCACAGAATCAACAAATTTTATTTTTTCCTGCTCAGTCATTTTGCACCCCTTATGCTACCTTCAGCGGCCCTGTTTCACCTTGATCCGAATTTTTCTCTGCCTCAAACAAAGACGTCTGCTGACGCACACCGCTCAAATACTCTTCGGCCACCAATACAAGCTTGCGGATGGCGAAAACACATTTTTCCGT